ATTGGGTTATAGTTGGACAATTGCCGGAATGGACACGTATGGAAAAGCACCAATATGGACCGAGACCTCAAGTACGACGCTATTTTGCGCCGACCATTGAGGCAGCTCTAGCTAGGTTCTCCAAAGAGTACATACTTCGTATCTACTCGTGGCTACCACGCAGACTGTACCAAGGCGGACAAGAAGTCCGTATTGTGGTCCAGGAACATATCGAGACTTTTCACGAACGTAGCTCAATCCCTAAATTTCTAAACAATCCCTATGGGAAATGTTTTGAATTTAAGCTGACTGATTGTTTCATCATCATTGGTCCTCCCCTTAAAGGGGAAGAGACTGTGGAGCCAACCTAAGATCTAAAGATGTCACGTCGACATCCTGATGAGCGCTGAACATCCAAAAGGAGGTAACAGGCATGTTGCTAATGCAACACCATCAGGAGGGTCTACACCGACGTCTTTATACTATTGGCGTTCCCAACCTCATCATCAAGCCCTTCGTGGACGAGATGGTGAAGTGGGAGACACATTCTGGCGTTGAATGGACAATCAAGAGACTGAAGAGTCTCAAGGTTGATCTTATTCGTCGCCATTCCAACAAACCTCCACTTACCTGGGTTCGAAAGAACCGTGAGGGTGATGTGGCTGGTGTGGTTGGATACCTCTATCGGTGGTCTGATAAATCAGACCGAAACTTCCGTAAGTGCTTGCAAGCCTTTATGGCTTACAGTTACTACATCCTTCCAGGACTCTCTGAGTCTCAGAAAGAGAAGTTTCTTTCGGGTATTAATCCCGAAGACCCTGACTCTCATTTGGACAGAGAATTTCTCCGTTCATTTGGTAGTACAGTGAGGATATGTGTCGGTACAAGACGGATCTTGAGCCGCCAGAGACCACTGCTGCTTTATAGAGGATCTTCCTCTAAGAAAGCACCAAGGCTCTGGAAGCAAAAATCTGTCCCGCAAAGTGATAGAATTCTGGATGACCTCCAGATATTCAACACTACTCCTGGCATGAAATTGTACAAACGGTATCAGTCGATTTATCGACCTTTACTTGTTGGCACAAATCGTGCTAAGACGCTGGACATAACCTTGCGAGGTGAGGATGACGGTGAACCGATTCCGATAGAAGGTGGAGAAATCCATTTTCTACAGGAACCTGGTGGGAAGTTGCGATCTATCGCATCTCCATACCGCATCCACCAAGAAGCACTCCGCCCTTTGGGCGAGGTACTCTATGGTGTCGCAAGGGATCTACCCTGGGATTGTACCCATGGGCAAGATGCCGCCTTTCCGTTCATTCAGTCCTGCCTTAGGCAGGGTGGTCAAGTTCATTCCATTGATCTGTCGTCCGCGACGGATCACTTTCCCCTAGATCTTCAGAAGGAAATGCTTTATGCATTAATTTCTCCCGATCAATGGGAACATGTGAATCTCTTTCTAGAGATATCGCGTGGGACCTGGCGTTCTCCCATTGGGAGACTCCAGTGGACTAAAGGGCAACCTCTTGGATTATTTCCAAGTTTCGGTTGCTTTACTGTGACCCATGGTCTTCTCCTCCAACATTTAGCTGGCTGTGATTATCACAATCAGTTCTTCGTTGTTGGTGATGACGTAATTATCCTTGAGGATGACCTCAAGGAGAAGTACGTTTCCATGTTGGACCGAATGAATTGTCCATGGTCTGCGGATAAGTCCTTATCTTCTAACAAACTCGCAGAGTTTGCTGGTAAGATTATCACTAAAGATTGGGTTTTACCCCAACTGAAGTGGAGAAAGATGTCTGATGACTCTTTCTTGGACCTTTGCAGGCTTCTTGGACGCCGGAGCCGTTGCTTGCTCAGTAGCAGGCAGAAGAGTGTGTTCGATAGAGTGGCACATTTGTGCACACCTATTGGTCTTAACTTTTCGAAACCAGGCGACAGCCTAGAATCGATGGTTAATAGAACACTGGACTTCTACCGCCCCGAAGAAGCGATCTTAGGTTCCCTCATGGGCCTAAGAAGGATTGTAAACAGTAATGTTTACGAATCCAATGAAGAAATCCTCCGGGACACTGTCCTAGAAGATCTCTC